AAAGATGATGGAGCAGAAAAAAAAGAAAACAAAAACACCACAAATTCAAACATATAATTCAGATTCAGATAAGGCACGATCACTTCTTCAATCCATAAATCCTTCACGCTTAGATGATTATGATGCTTGGCTCAAGATAGGCATGGCTGCTCATTCTGTTGGGGATGATTCTCTTCTTCAAGAATGGGAGTCTTTATCACAAAAAAACAATAAATACCAATCTGGTGAATGTGAAAAAAAATGGGCTTCATTTAAATCATCTGGAGTATCTCTTGGCACTCTGCAAAAGTTTGCTTCAGAGGATGGTTGGACACCTCCACAACGCAGTTTTCCAAATTCAATAAAACCACAGGAAAAATCTACAATTATTCCAACAAAACTTGAGCAGCTTACATCACAGGAATTAATAAATTTTTTACGCAACCTTAAACAGGAAATAAGATTCAACATCTTTTCTCATTCAATAGAAATGGATGGCAAAGTTTTAAAAAATATTGAACTCTTCTACCTAACACTTGCAGAACTTGGTTATAAAGTCCCAAAAGAAATGGCTGTGGATTGCCTTCTTAAAGTAGCCCATGAGAATGAATATGACCCTGTAAAACTTTATCTTGATCATTGCTACAACGAAATAAAGCCAGAAATGTATGGCATTGAAAGAATGGCCTCAACATATCTCAGGCCAGAGGATCAAAACTTACCAGAGCCTACTATATATGACACTATGCTAAAACTTACTCTCATCAACGCAGTAAGAAGAGCTTTCATGGCTGGTTGTAAACATGACACCGCAACAGTATTACAAGGGCCACAGGGAATAAAAAAATCTTCTTTTTGGCAAGTACTGTTCGGCCCTTTCTTTTCAGATGCCCTCGGTGATATTTCCTCTAAAGATGATCTTTTAGTTCTTCATAGATCATTCGGCATGGAATGGTCAGAAATTGACGGAGTAACAAGCCGCAAACACGCTGGAGTGATAAAGGCATTTTTATCAAGATCAACTGACCTTCTTAGAGTTCCTTATGGTAAAGCCGTAGAAGAATGGCCTAGAAGAGGAATTATTGTCGGCTCGACAAACAAAGAATCAGGTGTGCTGATTGATGACACAGGCAATCGTAGATTTCACATAATACCCTGCACAACAAAATCAATAGATCTTGATTCTTTTCAGCTTGAAAGAGATTCCTTATGGTCGGCTGCCGTTCACCTATTTAAAAATAAAGAACAGCATTTTTTATCAACAGAACAGGAAAATCAAATTGAAAAAGAAAACTTAAAATATATGGTCGATAGCCCATGGCAATCGGTCATAGTGAACTATTTAAACGATCCAGCAAACGCTGTCAAAGATATAACCATTGAACTTTTATTAACCGAAGCCATAGAAAAACCAATATCTAATCAAACAAAATCTGATACCATGACTGTCTCATCTATTCTCAAATCCTTACATTATGAACGTAAAAGAAAACGATTGGAGGGAACACCTAAATGGGTCTGGTTCTTACCTGTTCTCACCCCTGTTCTCACTACTGGGAACGGCTAAAACCTCTGCAATCACTATCTTATATATATATGTTCTTTATGTTCTCTATGTTTTATATATAAATATAATAATAGGTATATTAGGGGTATATATAGGGTTAGGTAAGTCTTAAGCATTTCTGGGAACACATGGGAACGTGGGAACACCTATTAGTCTCAATTGAGTCTCATTTTGTTTATTTTTTAATACTGAACTACTATGGCAACATGACTTCAATTAATGATTTACAAAACGATCCTAAAAATGCTCGTAAGCGTACAGATAGATCTGCAAAACTTATTAAACAAAGCCTTGAACAATATGGGGCTGCAAGATCAATAGTTATTGATGAAAATAACCGCATACTTGCAGGCAATGGAACAATCGCAGGGGCTAAAGCCGCAGGGATTAAAAATTTAAAAATTATTGAAACAAATGGTGATGAAATAATTGCTGTAAAAAGATCGAATCTTACAGAAGATCAAAAAGTAGGTTTAGCAATAGCAGACAACAGAACAGGGGATTTATCAGAGTGGGATATAGATATGCTTGAACAATTATCGAAAGAGCATGATTTAAATGATTTTTTTGATAAAAAAGAACTTGATGACATATTTTCTAAAAAAGAAGTACTACCAACAGAAGGTTTAACAGACCCAGACGAAGTACCAGAAGTACCAGAAGTACCTAAAACAAAAGAAGGTGATTTATATATTCTTGGCAACCATCGGCTTCTATGCGGTGACTCCACAAATATTAAGCACGTTGAAAAATTAACTGATGGTAGAAAAATTGATGCAATAATTACAGATCCTCCTTATGGCATTAACGCTAATAAACAAACACTTGGCATAGGTAAAAAACAATTTTATCGTGGCAATGATTGGGATTCTGAAAGACCAGATATAACTTGGATTCAAGCATTCGCACCTATTCAAATTATTTGGGGTGGTAATTATTATACAGACATTCTACCTCCTACAAATAATTGGCTTTGTTGGCACAAAAAAAATGATGGTCGATCATTTAGTGAGTTTGAAATGGCATGGACAAATTTGGGTCAAAATTGTCGTATTTTGTCTCATCATTGGGGTGGTGAAAAAAAAATACACCCAACTCAAAAACCATCTGCTGTGATTGAATGGTGCTTATCATTTACTCAAGGCACAATTTTTGATCCTTTTGCTGGATCAGGCACAACACTTATAGCATCTGAGCGTACAAACAGGCATGCTTATCTTATGGAGTTAGATCTTAAATACTGTGATGTAATAGTAAAAAGATGGGAGGATTTTACAGGCAAGACTGCAAAACGTGTATCATCTAGTTAATGAGTAAAAAAGGATCAAAAGCTGAAACAATAATCAGGTCACAAAAGTTTGCTCGCATTATTGCAAACGGTGGCCGTAGATCCGACTGCGTACGTTATGCGGCCGAAAATTGGGGGGTGGGGGAAAGAGCCTGTTGTAAATATATAAACATAGCCAGAGAAGAGTTAAAAAAAGATTGGGACATGGAAAGACCTCAAATGGTGGCTGATCTTTTAGCTCAATGCAGTACTTTACAGATGGAAGCGAGAAGAGCTGGTCATTATCACATCGCTTTGGGTGCAATCAATACAGCCGCAAAACTTGCACAGATTGTGTCGTGAGTATTTTAGATACAGCAAAAGCTGGAAATGTTTTATATCAAATAGGGGCTTATGATTTACCGACAACAGCACAAGCTATAGATCGTATATCTCAAGATTTGTTGCCACATCAATCAAAATTCTGTGATGATCTTGACCATAGAAAACTTGCCTTAGTTTGTGGATTTGGTGCTGGAAAAACTCATGCCTTGATTTCAAAATCTTGCATATTAGCAGCTTTAAATGTTGGTCATGTTTCCGCAATCTTTGAACCTACAGCCCCAATGCTTAGAGATATTTTGCAAAGGACAATGAATGAGCTTTTGGATCAATGGCAAATTCCTTACAGTTTCAGAGCATCACCACTTCCTGAGTACAATCTGGAATTTAAAGAAGGCACTCATACAATTTTGTTAAGGACGATGCTTACATATCAGAGATTGCGAGGTCAAAACCTTTGTGCGGTTGGATTTGATGAGGCAGATACTATTCCAAAAAGAGAAGCGGAGCAAGCAATGAACATGGCTCTTGCAAGATTAAGGTCTGGTAATGTTCAGCAGTTTTACGCAACAACAACTCCAGAAGGTCATGGCTGGGCTTTTGAAACATTTGAAAAGAATAAAAAGTCTGACACAGGATTAATTCAAGCAAAGACAAAAGATAATCCATATTTACCAGAAAACTTTATTCAATCTCTTGAAGAGAATTATCCACCGCAGCTAATAAAAGCCTACTTGCTTGGCCAATGGGTTAACCTTACAAGCGGCCAAGTTTATAATAGGTTCTCTAGAGAAGATCACGTTATAGATAAAATCCCATTTGATACAAAGATGGAAACTTTGCTTGCGGGTGTGGATTTTAATGTAATGAATTGCAACTGTGTTGTAGGTGTAAGGGATGGTGAAAAGCTAGTGATCATAGATGAAATATCAAAACAAAAAGATACTGATGCTTTGGCACAAGAGATAAAAAGACGCTACCCTTCAAACAGAATATTAGTTTACCCAGAC